TCTGCCGCGATTTGCGGAACAATGGCATTGCCGCCAATGCGCAGGAGACCCACTCTGCCGAGAAGCCCATCAACCAAAAGACGAACTCCGGGTTTAACGCGCCGCGCTTTTCCGTCTGCTCCGAGGCGCAGTTCTGCGTCGTGCCAAAAGCTTGCGCCGGCAGCGGCAGACCCGTCCCACTGCCGAACTGCATACCCGGCCCGCCCTTCTCGCCATCCGACGCGCGCGGCGTCGCCCACGGGGCCGCTGCCTCCACAACCTGCGTCGTGAGCGACTTCTGCGTACCCTTCGCGCCATCGTGCCGATGCGGGTAGCCAAGGCGCGCTTCGTTCGCCATTGGCGTGGCCAAGGGCGACGCCTCCCGCGCCTGTATCGGCAGGTGCGCGTTCCCGCCCCCGACCGTCTTCGTCGTCCTGCCGCCCTCGCCGTCCGAGGCTTTCGGCGTGGCCCAGAGCATCGCTTGCAGCGCCAGACTCGACGGCGGCTGCGGCCTGTTCATCGTACGCACCGCGTACTCGTAGGTCCCGCGCGAGTGATTGATGTCTGCGACCTGCGGAGTGGGCCACCCAATAGAGCCGCTGTCGGATGTGCGGCGCATCGACGGCGCAAGCCGGGATATCGACCGCCCGGCTGGCGTAGCCTTCTCCTTCCAGATCAGCGGAAACTCCGTCGAACCAACCATAGCCAGCCGCTCCCGCAACCTGCTCTCCCACGACGACAGCGGGCCGGGCGGCACGGATGAGGCGAAAGAAGTCGGGCCACAGATGCCTTGGGTCGTCGGCGCCTGCGCCTTTTCCTGCGACGCTGAACGGCTGGCACGGGCACGAGCCGGTCCAAAGCGGGCGGTCGTCAGGCCATCCGGCGAGGCGGGCGGCAACGCTCCACAGCCCGCCTCCGGCGAAGAAGTGGCATTGCGTGAAGCCTCGCAATTCATGAGGTCGAATATCGACAATTGAGCGTTCATCGACTTCCCCTGGCGCGATGATGTTTTCGGCGATCAGCGCGCGCAGGACGTGCGCGGCAGCCGGTTCGATTTCGTTGTAGTAGGCGCTCACGCCTGCGCTCCTTCGGCGCCCGCAAGGTCGCGCGGTCGCCGCCTGTTGTTAGAACTCCATTCCTCGCAAAACACGCCGCACTCGACGTGGAAATTCTTGAGAGGACGGCCCTTGGCGTCAGGCGAAAGCTCATCAAGGAAAATGCGCTCGCCCGCAACGCGAACAAGTTTCTTGCCCAGGCGGCGCGATTGCTCGGCACGTTGCGCAAACACTTCGGGCCGAGTCTTGCGGACCAAGTTCCAATAAGTCGCGCTGGTGGCCTTCACACAGCCGATGCAGTTGGCGTTTGGATAGCCCTCGGCATACACGCGCGGAAGCGCAATGCCAGCAGCCTCGATGCGGGCGAGACAATCAGCCTTTGTCAGTCCGGCGTCTATCAGAACCGGCAAGACGTTGCTGCGCTCAGTCAAAATGAACCGTTCGTGGCGGGTCTTTTCGTCCGCGGTAAATCCAAGAACGATATGATCAACCTTGTTTGTCCGCATGTAATGTTGCCCGGCCTCCTTTTTCAGGTGAACGGTGCATGGCGCTCCATGAACAAAGCTCATGGCTTTGCGTCGATCCCAAACTTCTACGGCTGAACAATTCGGATATTTCGGATGGGTGCTATATTCGATTTTAACGCCAAGCCACCTTTCAACGTCGGCGGCAAACCGCAGATTATCCTCATCTTCTTCGATAACGGGATGATTGACCGCTCGCACATCATGGGTCGCGCCGTACTGTTTCAACGTCTCTTGCAGGGCCACCGCGCTGGCTGCGCCGTTTGAGAACCAAACAACAATCGTTTCCATCGCTTAGGCCTCTACCTTCGGACCGGGCAAGTCGCGCGCCTCGTGATATGTGCCCTTTGCGCCGGCGCGCGATGGAACCGGGATAGCGTTCAGCGGCTTTTCTCCACGGCGGCATCGCGCCCGGTTGCCTGCTGCGAAGTCGGGACTGTCTTGGGGACACCAAATCAGTTCCGGCGTCGCCGCTGCTGGCGCTCCCGGCTCGCGCGTCTCGTCGGCAATCGCGGTGGCGAAATAGCCCCACGACGAGACGTTGAGCCCTTCCTTGGCGAGATCGGCCGCCACGGTGCGGATCATCGGCAGAATCCGTTCCTCGACCGACACGCCCGCCTCGACCAGCGCCGCGATCTTGCCGAACCCCTTGGCGTAGGCCTTGCCCGCCGCCTTCTCGCAAAGTTCTCGAAAATCGGGCGGCAGCGGCGGCTTTGCTGCTGCTGCTGATCCGTCAGGATCAGTAGCTTTAGCTTGTCCCTGTCCCCTGTCCCCTGTCCCCTGTCCCTTATGACGTGTCTCATCGTCTGTAACAGAGATTGTTTCAGTGGCTTTTGCAGCCTTTGCTGCACGCGCTGCGGCAGTCCTCTTTTGGAAGGCGACTTTCTTCTGCCACGCCTCCTTTGCTTTCTCTGCGATGATGGGGTGATACAGCCTGCCATCCGAGCATTTCTCGAAATTGCGCAGCGCCTCATCGCGGACAGCGCGCCAGCTTTTCAGGTCGCGCCCAAAGCCAGATAGGTGTGCCAAGGCACGTTCGTCGTCTGGCAGCGACGCGGCCGGGACTTGATGCCACGCCGCACACCACAGAAGCACCGCAGCACGAAAGCCCGCATCGCTCGCCTGCGCAACTAGATCGCTATCGCGCAGGCGCACAACATCGAGAGGCATGAAAGCGAAGTCCCGAAGATCCACATCGAGCGTGGTCAGCGGCTCATTCATTTCTTGCCCCTCAGAACAACGATCAACTCGCGGTCGACGCGCGCCTGCTCGGTCGCGGCGAGGCGGTCGACATAGGCTGCGATGGCCCTGTAGTGCGTCCCGTCGCCGCTTCTTGGCGGCCGGACGTGGCAGGGGATCTTGAGCCCGAGCTTGCGCGCCTCGTACAGCCATTGGCTGATCTGGTGGCCGGTGACGGCGCCGCGAAACTTGTTCCAGATGGTCGTGGGGTGCGCGCCTTCGAGCGCCATGGCGACCGCGATGTTGCGCGCCTCGCAAAGCGCGCCGTTGACCTTCACCATCACGGGCGGCTTGGTCTGGTTCGGTCCGTCAGGGCGGAATCGGTAGGCGCGCTTGGCGGTCATGACGCACCGCCGAACAAGGGAAGGGATTCGTGGCCTTCTTCTTCGCCGCGCGCCTTGACGATGGCGTGGGCGCGCTCGACCTCGCCCGCAAAGACAAGACCCATGCGCCGGGCTATGTCGGCCCGATATTCTTCCTCGCGCTCGATCAAGACGGCGTTGAAGCCCTCGAGCAGCGCGGCATGGCCGGTTGTTCCCGTGCCGGCGAAAGGATCAAGGACCGTTCCCCCTGGAGGCGTCACAAGGCGCACAAGCCAGCGCATGAGCGAAACCGGCTTCACGGTCGGGTGCTTCGATCCGAGCCTATCGTCGGCGTCGGCCTTGGCGCTATAATGAAATCGCTTTGCGGCGAAGTCCGGCGCCCCACGATCCGCGCTCGTCTCGGTGATGCTGAATGTGACATGATCGGCATAATGATCGGACGTCGAGAGGCTTATCGTAATCGTCGTGGTGCCAGTCGGACTTTGGGTTGCCGCACACGTCACATGGCCGAGCTTTACCGTGATGCTTTCTTGCCGCAACCCGAGCAAGAACCTTCGTTCTATACACTGGATCGCTTCTGTAACGGCCTCGCATGCGATCCTTAATTCGCTCTCCGAGACGGGTATATTTTGTGCCCGGTAATCTTGAAAGTTCAGCGCCAATCGCTGCGTTGACCGCGTTACTGCATCGCTTAGAGCAGAAACGACGGCCTCGCTTTGCAGCGATAAAGGCTGCGGCGCATCGCTCGCAGACTTTTGCAAAAGGCATTGATCTTCCTCCATTGGAAAAGACGAGAAGAACCGGGCGGCGCTGCCGCTATCGCCGTGGTGCAGGGTGGCGACGCGCGTGCGCTCGCCATAGACGTTGGTGACGGCGTTGCTTGGCTCCGTCCCGCGCACAGGGGCGAAAGCTCCCGCCTCGGCAGGAAAGCAGCCCACGACCTCGGGCGAGCCGTCGTGTACGACGTTGGCGGGATGCCGGCCTATCGCGCTGGCGCTGCCCGCCGTCATGCCGAAATCCATATCGCGCTTGCGATTGTCGGCGTGGCCACGGTCGGCGCTGCAATTCCGCGCGTAAGCATCATCGCCGACAGGCACGCGACAACCATCTATGTTGATCGCACCCGTGCGGTGCGCCAGCACATTCTCTGCTACCGTCCCGATCAGCGGCTTACGGGCGAAACAGATGGGCTCGAGCGCCGGTTTCAGCGCCGTGCCCCACCCCTCCCATTCTGCGAGAACCTTGCCTACATTGTGATTTTTCGGAAATCCTGACCCAAAAACCCACGAAATCATGTCTCGAATTTCAAAGCCCGCATCCTCGATCGCGCAGGCCATCCGGTGATAGGTGCGCGTGCCTGAGAAGGCGACGACATGGCCGCCCGGCTTGAGGACGCGGAAAACCTCAGCCCATAGCTCGACGCTAAAGGCTATGTCGCCGCCGTCCCATGTCTTTCCCATGAAGCCGCGCGACAGGCGGCCATATTGATCCGTGCCCGGCTGGCGATCCGCGCCGCCCGTCTTGGCGAAACGCCGCTCGGCGGCTGACAGGGCAGGCGCGGCGTTCTCGGCTCCAAAGCGCCGGACAATCGAAACAAGATGGTAGGGCGGATCGGTCACGACGCTGTCGACGCTGCAATCGGGCAGCGTGCGCAAAATCTCGAAACAATCGCCTGCATGCAGATGCACACGGCCATCATGGAAGCTCGTCGGTTCGCTCACGCTGCCCTTGCCCCATACTGCGGCGCCACGAGCGCGCCGACGACGTGATCGACATGAACCTCGTTCCAGTCGCGCGACGCCCGCGCCTTTTGCAGCGTGGTGGCGGCTCCCCCTGGATTGAGCCCAAGCCGGTCTGCGATCTCGCGGCGACTGGCGCCGGGAAAAGCGATCGTCACCGCCGCAAGGGCAATGACGGTCGCGCGGTGTCCCGTGTCGCGCGAGATCGACCGGGCTTCGCGCAGGGCGAAGGCGATGGTGTCGAGCGGCACGGGATCACGCATGGGCGTCAGGCCTCCGGGGAGCCGTAGAACAGCGGCAGGATCGTTTCTTGCGCCGCGCGCTCGGCAACGGCCTTCACTGTATCCACGAGAACCTTGTCGGCCCGGTAAGGCACGACGGTCCAGAACGTCTTTCGTTCGAGCACTCGATAGCGCAAGCGGACCGGGAGCCGGATCGGCGCGTCGCCCTGAAAGACCGGGATCGACAGGACGAAAAGGCCGGGGACAACAAGAGGCTCGCCGTTCTCGCCCTCGTGAGTTTCCTCGAACACAATCTGGTCCGCACCGCTGGCCAAATTGCGAGCTTCCTTCACGATCTGGCTGACGCGAACCTGCAGGCCGCGCGAGAACGTGAGCAGGCGCGCAGGCGTGGCAATCAATACGCCCATCTGGCTCGCCAGTTCGATTTCCTCGGGCTGATCGCCTGTTACGACGTCTGCAATCCGCTCCTCGATCAGGTTTGCAAAGTCGGGCTGATCCATCCGCCCCTTCGCGGCGACGGCCATCCAAAAATTCCACTCGCGCGACAGCGGAAAGCCGTAGCGAATGCGGTGCTTGCACCAATCGGGGTCAGCATCGCCGCCATGATAATCAATCACAGCCTGAATGCTCGGCTGCTGGTTCATCGCGTCGCAGAACAGCGCGGACCTTTCCGTGTTGCAATGACGATTGACCAGCCCAATGAAGGATTCCGGCGACTGGACGTTGGCCGTGCCGACGACACGCTCGGGCCTTTCGCGCCAGTTATCGACATAGGGCTTGAGGTCGATCAGCTTCTTGCCGGCGCCGTCGCGGACTTCCAAAACGCGCGCGGTCACTCCGTCCGCTTCAATTTTCCGCTCATAGGACTGCCACGCGGCGTCTAGCGCACTGGCAGCATCGGTTATGTCGAAATCCATTGTTCTCTCCTTGGGTTAATCGTCGGTCCCGGTGTCGCGCTCGCCATCGGCCTTGCGCGGGAACATCGCCAGTTGGCGCGGGTGCTCGTCGGAAAGTTCGCCGCTGCGCGTGACGAACAGCGTCTCGGGCATTCCCTTCTCCATTGGGAGCTTGCTCGAAACCTCGGGCGTGATCTCGCAGGTCTGACCCTTCATATCGAACTTGATTTTGAGATTCAGCGTGCCTTTGGCCGTCCCCTTCTCGCCAGCGAGATCGGATAGCGTCTTGACCACCTTGGTCATTTCCGCGCGGAATTTCGTGCCGAACGTGCCGCCTTCCAGCATGGCAAGCATCGTGGCCGGATCTCTGATTATGCTCATGTCGTCCTCTCGTCCTCCAATGAAACGGGCGGTCGAGCATTTGCGCCGCTCGCCGCCCTGTTCATCGCGCGCCGGGCGGCCCGCGAATCGGTTCGGCGCACCGCATCAATCAGCAACGCGACGCGCTTGCTCGGTGAACGGATTGAACTCGCGCGCGATCCGAAACTCATAAATGCCGGGCGGCAATTCGTGAGTGTCGTGCGGGTCCGCTGCGTCCTGAATGAGCGACTGAGGCTCGTTTACGATCGCGTAGAGGATTTGCATCCCGGACGGCGCATTCGGGCGCTCCATCACATCGACGCCGCCCGTCAAAATGTGATGGTGGCCGGTTTCGGAATGCGAGATAATCGCGCCCTTCGCCGTGCGGCCGATTTTTGCAGAAACTAATCCACTCGGAAGCGTCGCAATGCGAAAGATCGTGATTTCACCCTGCGCGCCAATGCATTCTTTCTTCATCACTTCGCTCCTTCAAGTGCGCCGAGGCGGCGCGGTAAATTCAGATTGCGGATCGCCAATCCGCCACGCTTGCGCGGCGATGGCGGTATTGATCGGCAGACCGTCAATGTCGGAAATGCGCGGAACGCCTTCAACAATAACGCCGTTGCGAGGACAACGCGCCTTGAGAAACCGCCCAGGCTCCCGTAGTCCGGGAAGCGTCAATTCGATCAACTCCCCGATTTCAGGGTTATCGTGCGCGTTGATCGTCTTTGCCTTGAGAACGCCAAGCATCTTCGGCCATCCACAGATTGCCGCACCTGCCGCGCGTTGTTCGACGTTCTCAGCCTTGATGACCTCGCGCGGATCAAGCGTGTCGCGTTCTTCAATCCATGATCTTGGAACGATGACACCATGCCACGCGGCAAGGCCCCATCCGGTTCCGGCATACTGAATTGCAAGACCGGATTCCGAATGCAGACGGCCCGCATCGTCACGGCAAATTATAGAAGGGCGCTCGGAGGCAAAACACACATCATCAAGCGTCCAATAAAATCCGCAGGATTCCTGCGCATCAAGATAATTGCGGTCAATCACAACGCCACAGACTTCATTAAAAAAGTCCGCCCAAGCGCCATATCCGCTCCACAATGATCCGCCAAAATACGCATATCCCGCAGAGTGCACCGCAGAGTCCACCGCAGAGCCCACCGCAGAGTGCACCGCAGAGTCCACCGCAGAGCCCACCGCAGAGCGCACCGCAGAGTGCACCGCAGAGTCCACCGCAGAGTGCACCGCAGAGCCCACCGCAGAGTGCACCGCAGAGTCCACCGCAGAGTCCACCGCAGAGCCCACCGCAGAGTGCACCGCAGAGCGCACCGCAGAGTCCACCGCTATTCGTCTATGCGCTGTAACCTGAGCATAGACAACCGCGCTGAGTGCGGCGCTAATTGGACATGGAAGCCATATCACGCGCGGCTCTTTCAGGTTTGCCCCCCGGTACAATCCGACTATGGCTTTCTCAGCCCGAGCGCGATCAGCAGGCTCGGTTGACAACCCGATCTTAATCCACTTATCGACAAATTCAGGAAATCGCGCTTCCTGCTCTGGCGTCAGAAACATTATTTTCGCGGCCATATCGCTTCCTACCTTTGCTTTGCGTCGATACGTTCAAGAAAATCGTTCGGACAAACCTTGCCGCCAGTCTCAGCGTAGATCGCTCGCAACAGGTCCATGCGAGGCTCTGTCTGGCCGTTCACTATTCGCGTGATCGTACTCGGCGGCTTGCCAAGGCGAATAGCAAAATCGGACGGCGTGAGGCGGTTTTTCCGCAAATAGGCGATGAGCTTCATATGCCAAGATTGCCATATCGCAATGCGTCGCGCAACAGCTTTTTTTGCTTAAACGCTATTGACTGTCTATTTGCTTAGGTGCAACATGCTTCATCAATCACGAAGCAGACGCCATGCCGAACACCACAACCTACGAATTTGAGCAGATCGAGGCGGTTTTCCCGAACGGCGCGAAGCTCTATTGCAGCGGGGTTTTCAATATCTCGTATGTGATCCAGCCCGCCGATCCAGATGTGGGAATTACGGCGCCTTATCCCGAGGTCGATGTGAAAGACGATTGGGTGACGGTGAATGCCTTTGACGACGATTCGCTCGGTGAGGACGACATGACGATCCGCCTCCCGTGGCTCCCGGCCCTGCGGCCCTGCCCGGCTGATCCGCTCGGCCAGATCTTCAACAAGATCGAGGACCGGGTTTGCGAGAAGGTCATGGAA